ATGGCAACAAATGTAAGAGTGGTCTTTGACCGAAGAAAGAGAGTTGAAGCAACAGGTAAGGGCAATGTTGAAATCATAATTCAACTATCCCGACTTGCGGTAAAGAAAATCATCGTGGACTCAATGACTCCCGAAGAATGGGAAGTTTACAAAGATGCCCCATTCTTAAAGAGGGAAATCACAAACTATCAGAAGATAGTAAGTGCTATGGAACTTCTTGGCGAAGATATGACAGTTGATAATTTCAACAAGCATATCGGAGTAGAGACAAGAACAGCAGAAAAGGTCAAGGAAGAAAAATCCAATAATGGCTCTAACAACAATTTTATAGAGTTCATGCAAAAGGCCATTGAAGTTGAGAAAAGCAGAGAAAGCACAAAACGGCAAAAATATGTTGCCGTAGATGCCCTAAAAAGGTGGGGAGGAATAATTACTATGGCCGACCTCACCGTTAAGAAGCTGAAGGAGTTTGATTTGTGGTTGAGAGAAGACGGAACAAGGACAGATGTAGCGGTTTACAACTATCATAAAAGGGTAAAACTATACGTTAGACTTGCTTATGAAAGAGGACTTATAGATAAAGACCCCTACGACATTGTAAAGTTCCCTCGCGGTAAATGCAAAGAGCGCAGGCCTCTATCGGAAATTGAACTGAAGAAAATGCGAGAAATTGAACTTCCCCAAAGAGAAGCCCGTGTACGCGACCTCTTCATCTTTGCATCATATACAGGACTTGCCTTTTGTGATACGCAGGACTTTGATTTCTTTACGATGACGGAGCAAATAGACGACCTATTTTATATTGACGGCTCTCGACTGAAAACAGGTACTAATTTTTTCACCCCCATACTACCACCTGCAATGGAAGTATTGAAAAGGTACAATTTCAGGCTCCCCAAAATAAGCAACCAAAAAGCGAATGATAGCCTGCATATGATTGAGGTGCGATTGGGGCTGAATAAGCCTGTAACATTCCACGTTGCCCGGCACTCATTCGCGACATTAAGCCTATCGCACGACATACCTATTGAAAAGGTCGCGCGTATGTTAGGCCATAAAGATGTAAAGACAACACAAATCTATGCAAAGGTGCTGAAATCTACCATAGCCAACCACGCAAACGACCTTTCAAGAGCAATCATCTGACCTTATAAAACACCCCTTTCAATAACTGCGACATTCCATTTTCAGTGAATGTTGCAGTTATTTTTTCACACAAATACCTCTGCCCTTTTATATAGAACAGAGCACGAGGGTTAGGTATATCATCTGCAAGGAAGGAGAAAGTATATTTGACATTTTCTTCAAGGGTATAGAATTGCTGTTTGTTATAGCCATTCGTAAGACGAAGCGACATATCTTTAATATGATAGGTACGCTCACCGACGACTGTAATGTAATCAATAATCGGACACGGCATAAGGTATGTTGTAAGTGCATTTCCCGTCCAAAAACCAAGATATATCTTATCGAAGAATTCCGTCTTTCTCTCCCTCTCCCCGGCAAGCAGATTATTTACAACAGGCATCTGTTGCCCTGACGGGTTCCAGCCGTTATTGTCATTCGTGCGCTCATAGTTCTCTTCAGAAGCAGACGCATCAAACTCCGGCAGGTCGAGATATATACTCCAATTATAGCCCTCTACATTATCCAGCCATACAGGTACGCATTTCAGCTCAATGGTTTCGCCATTCTCATTACTGCTTTTTCTCTCTCTGAAAACATTTATAGGCATAACCACATACTCCTGCTGCCACCAAGTAAAGTCGCCTGTACGCTTCCGACAATAAAAGCACCTTGCCACAAAATAGGTATCAACATCTTTTACATAGAAAATGTAGTTCATTGCACGCACGCTACCGCTCCCCTCATACCAATAACCGCCTCTATCGTCCGAGTCGTCCATATATTGATAAAGATAATACTCAAATTCTCCCATATCGGGAAATTCCTTCACGGAACGCCTGTTCTCGTTGATGAACCAATCGCAGACATAACTCTTCCATGCTTGGTGGTCGCAGTCCGCATACCTCAAACCTACCTGTTCGATGTACTTGCAGGCATTATCCTGTGAAACATCGGCAGAATAACTATCTACAACCTTGTCAATACGGCAAGGCTGTATCTTCTCCTGTTCACTGCGAATAAAGCGGAACACTATGCTGTGTGCTTTATGGTCGATACTGAAATCACCCCCAAGCAGATAGCCCAACTGCTCGAAGAACTCCGTAACAGTCCAATGAGGCAGAATAGACTCCCAATAGTAATTTTCCCAAGCATACGGCAAGGCATTGCATATAATGAGGTACTTGTATTGCGACTTTTCTATCTCGGAAATATCAACCTCATATTCAAGTCTAATACATATAAGCCTTATTATATATACAAGGTAAGGTTGATACGACAGCCCTTTCACTTCGCTATCCCATTGCCAATCTGCACTTGTAGAAGCCTTGTACAATTTATTCTGCACATTACCGCTGGAGTTGTTCACCCACGGAAGAGCAACATAATTTTGGCTACGGTCAATACCACGCCAACTATCGTATGGCGATGAAGTAAGAGTCGGAGAATATGAGCCAAGCTGCAATTCATTGATATAAATTTCATCAAACTTTATATCATAATTCTGTACGCTACGACCTTCAAGGAACTGCGTCTTGACCTCGCTGTCCGATATGCTCGTAATGGTAATAATACCCTCACGACGGAATTTCCTGTCTATAATGGTGCAGTCAAAATTCACCTGCTCCCTTTCAACATCCGTGCGATGAATATTGCCGAATATTGCAATGTTCTCACTGCACCCTTTCAGCGGAAAGGTAATAGAGAGCGAATAGGAGTCCGAACCTGTAAAGTGCCTGTTCTCGGCCACGAACTGAAACGAAGAGCCTTTCTTTATGTAGGCTGGCTTGCCATTAACAATTATCTGCATATTATCTTCTTGATTTAGGTGTTTTGTTTCTAATCAGTTTGTCGTACTCGTCCTGCGCCTGCTTGATACCATAATCGCCCTCAATGGTGTTTATCGTAACGAATGGCTCGTCCAAACGCTCATTCAAACGGCGTATTGTAGAGGAAAGTTCCGTGTCGGGCTTCTGCTCCTGCTCGGATCTTTCCACAATAACGCGCACCTCACGCTGTTGCTGTGCTGCAACCATAGGGGCAGTAATAGAACGGGAAACATCATCGGCACGAAGAGAACCAATAGTATTGGTACGCTGTGCATAATCCATTGCGTCAATCATCGGGCGTGCAACTGGTGAAGCCAACAGAGCCTGCGATGCCACCCATTCACCTGCGTGTACCACGCCTGCCACCTCGTCGGGCCTGCCCGGTTTGGTGAAACCGCCCTGCATATATCCTTGCGACTGCGATATTTGCTGTTGCTTCTTAATGGCCGCTATTTGCAGTACTCCTGCTGCTATCGCTGTAGCTGCTGCAATAGGAGCAAGGATAAAACCGACAAGAGGAATGGCTGCTGCCGAACCATACGCCGATATTGCATTCTGTGCAGTCTGCGCCACTGCTTGCACGACCTGCATTGCGAACATCTTCTTGTTCGCCTCGTTCTTCAGCTTCGCTATCTCCTTTTCTTTCTGTTCCTCTAATTTCTTCACCTTATAGGTGTTGCCCTCGGCCATTGATATTTCCTTGTCGTATCTGCTCTCAATGGCTGCTGTCTGCACCTCCAACTCTGCCTGAATGATTGAAGAAAGACTGCTGAAGATAGATGACATTCCCGAAACAAGCGTGTCTATCGTGCCGGTCAGTGCTTCTCCCCCGTCGCTCTCCAGCCATTCGACGCTTTGCAGGATAAAATTCTTGTTCTCTTCTTCTGCAAGCATACCGTATTTCCGGCGAAGAGCCAACTTCGCCTGTTCGTATGCTTCATCAATGCGTAACTTTTCTGCCGCATTGTCGCCTGCTGCAAGAATTTCTGCATCGTAAACCAATTTGAGGTTAGCGAGGTCTTTGTTAAGCAGTGCTTCATTCTCGGCAGGAGAATTGCCGAAATACTCCTTCTTAAGCCTTGCAAGTTCGTTCAAATGTTCACGCTCCAGTCTTTCGCTCTCTCGCTGTCTTGCCTGTTGGTCGGCAATGAGGCGGTCTTGGTAGCGTGCATTTGCCTGCACATATTCATCGCTTCCTTTCTCGAATATCTGTGTCATTCGACGCAGATGTTCAAGTTCGGCCAACTGCACTGCGCTCTGGTACTCGGCAAGCGAAATCTTGCCGTCGATGTACCTCTGCTTCTCTGTTGCAAGCAGTGTGCTGTACCTCTCTTCTTCCTGCTCTTTGGCTGTCTGTATGGCCTCTTTGCTACGTTCTTCGGCAAATCCGTTCTCCTGCTCCTGCCTCTTCCTTACAGCCTCGTAATAATCGGCCTCGATACCCAAACGCTCCAGCGCGGAGAGGTCAGTATGCTGCAACTGCTTGCGGTGGTACTCGATAGCAATCTCCTGCATACGCAAGGTGTATTGCTCATAGTTATTCTCACCCTTTGCGTAAGCAATGCGGTTGAGTGCTTCCTGCCTTTCTCGCCACTCGTTTTCGGCGGCGAACTTGTCTTTGGTATCGCCACCGTTCGGGTCAATAATCAATGGGTCGGGGTTATGGTTGGCAGCATCCTGCAACACCCTTGCCGACACATTGTATTTCTTCTCCAACGTGGAATTTGCAGCTTGCAAAAGAGCAAGTCTTTCATTGAGCCTTGCGAGGTCTGCTTCTGCCTGTTCTCGTGCTTCTGTAGCCTCAATCAATTCGTCCGATTGGTCGTCCGTCTCTACCCATAACTTCACTGCTGCATCAGTGGAATTGCCTGCTTCTGCTGCTGTAAGGTTGTAGATGTCTTTTGCGTCTCGATATGCTCTATCAGCATTACGTTCCCTCTCTCTTGCTGCTGCAAGTGTTGCTTCAGCCTGTTCTATTTGTGGTTCAAGGTCGAGTATCTGCATTTCGTTTTCCTCAATCTTCTGTTGAGCTGCACGTGCCCTTGCCACATCGAGAATAGAATTACATAACAGGTCATACTGCGTTCTCGCGTTGCCTACCATTATGGCCTCTGTGTCAAGATTGCTGAAATATGCCGGGTAAAGTTCCTGCAACTTGGTAGCATATTTCACTCTATCCTCACGGCTTTGGTTTTCATCAGTAGCAGCCTCATAAAGCGCATTGAGCCTTTTTATCTCCTCTCTTGAAAACTCCGCGCTTGCAGCGTCAATATCAACAATGCTTTTCTTGAACCTCTCGTTCTCCTCTCGCAGTTCTTTCTCCCTCTGCTTTGCATCTTTCATCTTGCTGTTCCAAGTGATAAAAAGGCCAATAGCAGTGGTAATAGCAGATATTACAAGACCGATAGCATTCTTCTTCATTGCTGCATCAAACGCTTTTGTCATAGCAGTGGCTTTCTGTATCTGCCCTGTCAATGCGAAATATGCCACCTTCAGCAGAGTAATTGCAGTGCGCCCAGCCGAAGCAATGGCGTTGGCTACCTTTGTAGTGGTGTTCCACATCGCCTGCGCTATTGCACTTGCTTTCACGGCAATGGTATATGAAGCATAAGCTGCTGCAAGAGTCAATATCTCACCCTTGTACTTTATGAAGAAATCAACCATTACACTTAATGCTTTCAGCATAAGTGTGGTCGATGACATAATATGCGACATAACAGGCTGTAACTTCTCGCCAAGTTCAACGGCCATTTCCTTTACACGTTTTCGTGCCTTGTCAAGCCCTGCTTCAACGGTGGTGTTCTGCACATTGAACTCCTTTGTTACCGATGTAGCCTCTTCAAATGCAGCATTCGCCACTACCTGCTGTTGGCGTACCATATCTATGTTGCCTGCAAGAGCCGAAATCACTGCCGAAGCCCTTGCACCCTCTTCGCCCATATCTCGGAAGACGGGAGCAAGCACGTCCATACCGCCTAACTGCTTCATTCTCTCCAAGAGCATAAGCAAGCCTTCGTTTGTCGAGCGTTCCAATGCCGCATTGAACTCTTCGAGGTCAAGGCCTGTTGCCTTTGCTATCTTCTCGGTGTCCTTAAATAGGTTCATCACCAATTTTGACATCGCTGTAGCCGACATTTCCACTGCCTGACCTTGCGAGTCAAGCACAGCAGCGAAGCCCATAATCTGCGGAATGGTAAGGCCTGCTTGCGCTCCCACACCTGCAAGGCGTTGAGCGAATTGTGCGAGATATGGAGCCGATGCAGTACAGTTCTGCGACAATTCATTTATCACGGAGCCGACGGCAAGCAATGAGCGTTCAGTGCCAAGCCGTGCTTCATCGCCGAAGATGTTTGTCAATTTGGAAAGCGTAAGCGTCGCTCCGTCGCCCAAGTCATCAAGTGCCACATTTAATTGGTCTGCGGCACGGACAAAGCCAAGAACATCTTCCTGCGAGGTCTTGCCGAGTCGTCCTGCTTCCTGTGCAAGTTGGTTCAACTCCTCACGAGAGGTACGTGTATCTATCTTCTTGAACTCCTCGTTCAGCCTTTCCACCTCTTCGGCAGTCATTCCCGTAAACTTGCGTACAGATGCCATTTCCGCGTCCATTTCCGCGTATGCGTTCACAGAGGAGCGACCTGCCATTACCAAACCCGTAACTGCTGCTGCACCTGCTGCTATAGTGGTCTGCCAATCGTTCATTTTGCGGTTAAAGCGTTCCCAAAAAGTTTCGCTCTCCCGAAGTTCTCTGTTTACCCGGTCTATCTCTGCCCGGACTGCCTTTATATGTTTGCACTGCCTTTCCCAAGCCTCGCTCCCTCGTTCAAGCGAGTTGAGTTGTTTTTCAAGAGTGCGTAAAGTCTTTTGCAGTTCCTTTGGCGAAGCCTTGTCAAGTCGCTTCATTACTTCAGCCACTTGCTCGGTGGCCGACTCCATTTCACGGATTTGTCTTTGTGTAGTCTTTAGTTCCTTCTTCAGTTTTGAAAGGTCTGCTTTCTTTCCCTCGCTTGCTGCTTTTGCAATCGCATTTTGAAGGTCAAAAGCCCTTGTTTTCAGTTCCTCAAGCACCTGTTTCGGCTCCTTGCCGTTCATCTGGAGGTTTACCGTCGCATTTGTAGTATAGTTGCTCATATAGTTGTTTTTCTGCAAAAATGAGCCTGATTTTCACCGCTGTAAAAGACACTAAAACGACCATTTCGAGCGTGTTTTTTTGATAATCCGCAAAAATTAAGGACTAAAAAAGGTAACACGCCGATAATAAGCATTTTAAGGGTTTGAAAAGGGATTTTTCCCTTTCTTCTGTCTGAAAAGACCCCCCGACCGCCCTGCAACGCAAATCCGAAAACTGCCTTTTTTTCGTATCGCTATATGTACGGTAAAATCGCTCCCGTGAGGCTTGAATTGGGCGACAGGTCAAATCAAACGTAATGGGAACACCTCTCTGCCGTACAATGTGCGGTGTTATTGGCAATGAGTGCGTAAGGCTGTGCGTGGGTGGGAGAAGGTTGCCGCAAGGAGCGAGGGATTTGCCTTTGTCGCTATTCTCTATACCGGTGCTGTAAGCAACAAATGTGGCTTGAGGCTGGAACAACGAAGAGCCTTGTTTGTAGGTATAATGAAGAGCATTGACAAGGGCTGCAATCCTTTAGCGTAAGTGCAGCAGCCTTCGCTCTGGGTGGATTATGCCTTATGCACCATTGGGGCTTGGGGCGGGGGCGCGTGGGGCAAGCCGATAACTAAATGGAGCAATGGGTGGGTGTGCTTTCAGCAAATGCGATGTCAAAGGTACTTGCATAGATTTGCAACCTTGCGAAGCGAGGTTGTAAATCGGTGTGTGTGCCTATCGCTCTTGCCGAAATGAGCACTCCCATACTTTGTGTAGTGTGTTATCGGGTGCGGAGGGTGGATAAAAACAAGTGGCTACGGCAATGTTACCGTAACCACTTGTAGTATATAATGGCGATTACTATAATCGCTATGATAAGATATAGGGGCAGAAGATTAGGAGGCTTGCCAATGGCTGTGTTGTCTCTGTGGACTTGTTCATCAGAGGCTCGCTGACTTTGGTGAAGCACCGTGTCTGCCCTCTGCGTGTGTGCCGAAGTAGCACTCACGCTTTTTGTTTCGGTGCTGACTTTGCCACCGTACACTGTCGCCTTGACGGGGCGAGGGGGTGCTGTGGCTGTGTCGGGCACTATGCCTGCTCCGGGGCACTGTATAGGTGTACCGGGCATTTCAATGACAAGGCTGTCGAACTCTGCGAGGAAACTCGTCCTCATCGAATCCAGCTTGCCGGAATCAATGAGGAAAAGGGTTTGCCTCGAAGTGTTCGTTTCCTCTCTCACTGTTTCGATTGCTTGTTTCTTGGTGTGGCAAGATGTAAGCAATGGAAGCAAAACAGTGGCTACAATAAAGTACAGATGTTTCATAATTATAGGTGTTTATATTCTTCTTTGGCATTAAAGCAGGGGCATTCTCTGTTGGCGAGGTCGCGGTGGCCGCACACTTCTGCATCGGGGAACTGCTGTCGAAGGGCGGTAATCAACTCTACGAGGGCTTTTTTCTGCTCTTTGGTGCGTGTGTCTTTGTATTCTTTCATATCGGCACTGCGCCCACCGATGTAGCAGATCCCGATGCTGTGTGCGTTGTGCCCGGTGCAATGCGCTCCGACATCCTTTATCGGACGGCCTTGCACTACCTCGCCATCGAGATAGACAACGTAGTGATAGCCTATGGTGCGGAAGCCTCTCTCTTTTTTGTGCCACGCTGTGATGTCGGCCACTGTGTTCGGGCGACCTTCGGGGGTGTCCGAGCAATGAATGATGATTTTATTTATCTTCCTCATTGCTGCCTCCTCTCTTGATTAGTTTGCGCTTTACATCATCGACTCTGCCGTCAATGTAACTTTTTACGCCGAACACGCTGCCGGCATAGATTAGGGCTTGGGCGAGTACCCACAGCACGCTGTCGGAAATCTCGCCTGTGGGCGGTACGATGAAGCCTGCAATGTTGAGGGCTACGCCTACGACAATCATAAAGACTGCCGACCATACCATAATGGTGTTCTGTGTCTCTCTTGTCATATTTTCTGTCTTTTGGGGTTAAATGATTATAGTATATCTTTGTTGCTGTTAGGGGGTGGCTCTGCTATCCCGTCTCGTAAGCGTGGTGGCTCTGCTATCGCGAGCTGTTTAAGGGGTGGCTCTGCTATCCCTTTTTTTATTTGCTGAACGACCAACTACAACTTTTCGGGTCGTATATAATGCTGAACTCTGCTATGTTTGTGTATAGCATTTCTATAGGCATACCGCCTATTCGGTTGCGGAAACCGAAGGCTATACCGTATTTCAATTCCACTTTCCTTTCGCTGTTGTTCTCGCCATTCCATAGCGAGATAAGGCGTTTGCCATAGGCAACCTGCTTATGGCCGTGCTTGTCGGTGGATAGTTTGATAAAGTCCATTGGGTGATATGAGTAGCTGGGTTCGCGGTCTGCTCCATGCACTGTGGTGTTAATTGAGATTTCAAAGGTGTTCTTGTCAATTTTCAGAGTGTCTTTGTCGCCCATAAGATGCCACCCTTTGCGTGGCTTGTTCTTCTTCCTGATGCGTTTCCCTGTACTGTCGGTGTAGCGTTTGCGGTTGGCTTTTTTGGTAAGGCGGAACAGGTAAGGCTGCATATTCTTGTCAAGAAGTGGCCCTGCACCTTGTACGGTAAGGAAACGGTCTTTTACCTCGACGGTGATTGTACGAATATCCTGAATTTCAGCAAGTGCAGTAGTTAGAAAGATTATATCGTCTTCTATCTCGATTATCACTTCACCATTCATTTCTGTATCTTCTTGCAGAAACTTTAGTTCTTCTTGAAGAGTGCTGACAGCAGAATTCAATGTGCCATAATTGGTTTGCCAAGACTGTAAGGCTGTCTGTAATTCGGTAATGTTCTTTTTTGCCGTATTGAGGTCGATTACCTGCTGGGCTCGCATTGCACCGGCACGTTCAGTGGTGGCCTGCTGTATGCGTATGCTGTCGGCATTGGTGTAGTGTTCATCTGAACCTACATTATAGGTAGTGGGTGTGAGGTAGATGTGGTTGCGGTCTGATGTGCCTTGCGTCAATGATGTGTATATTGTTGTAAGTGCTTGCAGACGCTCTTGCAGTGCAAGGAAATCGGCCACATCGCCGTTAGATGCTGCTTTTGAAAGTGCATCGACTATCTGCTGGAGTATGCCACCGACCTTTTCGGGAGATATGCTGTTCTGTGCTACTTCGGCACGGAACGCTGAAATTAGTGCTGTGATTGAAGATGTATCTATCATACCTTTGTTGTTTTGCAACAAAAGTATTGTTGATACTGTGGGCGGTAAAAGACAAGAAACGCAGAAAGGTCAATACCGCCTCCGCATTTCTCTGTCATTGAAAATATCCGATAAGATGCCTTGATACTGCCTGCCGAGGTTATCAGCAAAGAACTCTTTTATGTTCATCACTGAAGCATAATATTTACGAGAGAACCAACGGCGGCGACCTCTGACCTTTTCGTGTCCGAGGTCGCCACTGTTGCCCCTCGGTGTTTCCCTGCCTGTACCATAGTCCTGCCAAAGTCCGTATTCGAGGAAGGCCTGCGACAAGCCTACCTCAAAGAACCGCCCGTCGGTACGGACCGGCAAGGCTATGGGTGAACGTAAAAGGGAGTGTGTATCAATGACACCAAGCAGGGTGATTTGTTCCTGCCATATCTTGAGCATAGTATCATTGAACGCCATTACATATTTCTCCCGCTCGTCTTGTGCCTGTTGCTGTTTGTTATTTTCCATTTGCCGTTTAATAAATTAAACTTTCAGCCTTTTTAACTTGCCACCCAGTCATCAAAAGACTATCACCTTTTGGACTGACGTAGGCAAAAAGGCTTCACGATGGGCTATGCCCATTCATTTGCATTGTACCTTAAATCTGTAAATACATCGACTGCTATCTGAAAGTATGCACAAGCGCAGCCGGAGAAGAAATAGCGGTCAATCTCATTGAATGAGATACGAGGGTCAAGATAGATACAATTCTGCTCCAAGCGTGTGCGTTCAAGTATAAGGCTGCTCATAAACTGCCGGAACAGCTCACGCATTGTTTCCATACACTCCTGCCGTGCCTGCATATCGTCAAGGGCGTGGCGCATAGCGAGGAACACGGTCTTGACACGGCGTGTATGGGGAGAATTGTTCAGTTCGGTAAAACCCTGTGCGATGTCCGATACACATACGAAGGCTGTATTGCCCTGCATATTATGCAGAGCTTCTTCAAAGCCTTCAAGTCCGCTGACACGGCTGAAAGTGAAGCCTTCTGCCTGTGCCAGCTTGTTCTTTGCCGACAACTCCTCGAAGTAGGCTGTGGCATTCCAGTTGAAATTGTGATTCTTCATTTCTTCGGATATTTGTTAGTACGAATATAGGATGCGGTTCGGCATAAAACCAATACATTGTTTTTCTGCTCTCACCTTTCACTATATTTTCGTTTAAACTCTTCTGCCTCCTTTGCAAGGGCATCAAGTTCGGTAAGTGCCCTCCAAGTATCGAGGTGCAGCACCTCTTTCTCTTTGGTGATATCGCCTTTGGTTAGCGCACGTATTTGAGCGTTCATCGACTCTTGCAACAGCCGTCCGATAGAGGAAGTTCCGCCAAGCATATTTTGCCGGGTGGATCTTCCTGACGGTTGCAAGAAGTTCGGGAATGAACGGGAGAGATAATCTTTGAGTGATGCGAACCAATAAAAGATTGCGATGCGCTGCACCTTGTCCGGGCGTACACGTTTGCTGGCATAGAGGTGTGTTGCCATTTGGCTTAACAGCTCTTCATTCTGTGTGTGGAGAAAACCTTGATAGAGGTTTTCGCACACGATGAATGTCTCAAAGGGTACTCCTTGAAAGTCGGCGCGTACGGCACGGTGTCTGCCTATACGCTCGAAGCGTACAGGCATTTGGGGGAAGCGGTCAGTCCAAGCGAGTGATGTTACAGCCTCGGCTATTTGCAGGGCCGTAACAAAAAACTCTGTTTTGTTCAGGCGCAGGTAGAACTGCCCTTGCCTTTGGCTGATGACACGAAGCCCCGACCAACGGAAGAGGCAAAGTGTCTTGATTGCTGTACTGTTGTACCCTTCGGACACGAGGGAGAAGAGGTAACGGAGCTGTCTCTGTGATAGTTCGTGCCAACCTCGCGGCACGGTGATGTTGATTGTCTGCATAAAAAATGTGGTTACTTCTGCCGCGAAGGTAGAGTAACCACATTATGGGGTAAAAGACAATAGAATTGTCCATTTGAACCCTATTTCTATAAAAAAACAATAACCCTGAAGTATGCTTCGCAGCAGGGACAGCAGGGTCTTACAGCGCAAAGATAAGAACAAGTTTGAAATAAACAAAGAAATATTACTATACAAGTTTTGTCAATCTTAGACGTTTATATTATCTTCGCAATGTTTATTCCCGGTAGCCCCTGATTCGTCAAGCTATCGGGTTTGGTTTTTAATAACGATGCAGACTTATCTTTGGATAAGACAGCCCCGTTCTTGACTCCATCATTTATGCAAATTCAGTTTGCATAACAGTAATATTCAATGCACTTTCAATTTTTGAAAGGGTCTCAAGAGATAGGTTTTCACAACCTTTGAGAATTTTAGAGACATATTGCTGGCTACAGCCCATACGCTCCGCTAACTGCTTTTGTGTAATATCCTGCTCTTCCATTTTATCGAGCATTCGCATAGCTATCTTCTGCGAATATCTCAACCATTCCTTATTCGCCTTTCTCGCTTGTGCAGCCTCTCTCCAACGGCTCGGTGTTGCCGATTGATGCTGTTCGAGTTTTTTTACAATTTCGCTCATAGCCATATAAATTAAAGTTCACTAATATAATCTATAAATCCTTCGTTATCTACAATACCTTCCGCAATCAAGAAGCGACGAACCTTTTCAATCTTTTCAAGTTCTATCATTGTATGTGGGCGGTCTTGCATCTTCTCTGTAAGTTTAATAGCTCCACCCGTAATGATGTATATACCTTCAGAGAGCCTTATCGCATAAATTCTCAACCACGAAGCGTGTCTGTTTGTTCTGCTTCCCCTTGCTTTCATCTTGTCAAGAAAATCCGCAACAGAACTATTGTTACTGAGAGGACGGAACAACTCTTCAAGATTAGCATCAGGAGATATATCCATAATCACACCTTCAAGAATTTCGCTGTCATCAATGGTATCGGTAATTGCCTGATTGATGTCGGTAATCTTAAAATATGATGTCAAGTCCTGCCAATTCTCTTTGAAGAATTTACGCAACCAAACAACATCATTCCATTGTTCAAACAAACGGAAAAGTTCGTTGTCCAGTTCTCCGTCATATCTTACAGCCCATAGTCTGCCATCCTCTGTTATCTTGTCAAAATTCATACCTGCATATATTTTCACTGCAAATATAATAAACAAATTTATAAAATACAACTTATAGGTTGTGTTTTTTGCTTTAATTTCTAAAACCAATACCCTTTACTCTCTTTTTTATTTTTGAAGGTGGGCGGTGTGAAGAGTGCTGCTGTGGGTGATGTGTGCCACTGTGGGAACTCTTCGGGGTGGGAGTGCAGGGTGTTCACAATATCAAGTAGCGTGGTGCTGTAATCCTTGTTGCTACCTGTAAGCCTATCGACCACGATATTACGCAAGGCACTGATGATGATACTCTGCACCGGAGTAGCCGTTGCCAAGAAATTGATATTTCGCAGTGCGTTCATCTGTGCTGTGGATATATACTCTTCGGAGAGCTGCTGCTCGATGAATGAGGCGCGATGCTTCAGCCCAAGATAGTGCTTCCACCTCTCTTTATGGTAGCCACAAAGAGTAGCGAGGGTGATATTGGGAAAGAGTGTTGAGGCAAAGAAGCGGTATTGCTCCGTGTCTCGCCACTCGCTGTTCTGCACCAGCAGGGGCAGCAACTGCTCAATGTAATTGTCGCGCTCCGACTCCAAAGATGCGATGAGCCTTTCCACACGCTCCTTGCTTGCAGGGGCGATGTTGCTGTTGCTCACTATGCCGAAGCCGTTTGGTGTCAATACCAGATCGAGCGAAGGCACTGCCTGTCGCATTGCTTCATTGACTACGATGTGTGTAGCCAATGACTGCACCGCCTCGAACATTACACCGCCTGTAAGATATTGCTTCAGCCACTGCTCGGCACTCTCGATGTAGGGTGTCAATTTCTGCAACAGCGGTGTTTCGCCTTTCACTGTGGTAAAGGCATTAGGTATGTACCGCCTTAATTCCGTTTCGTTAGTTATCAGCTTCATTGTTGTTCTGTTTTATGTTTACCTCTTTTGCGTCTTTGTTCTCGTCGAGTGTGGTTAGCATAATAAAGGGGCATTCAGGAACTGCACCTTGCCACTTGTTGAACTTTATTATTATGCGGTGTGGCAGGAAGAGTAAATCGTGGTAAGGCTTCTGCAGGGCTTGGGCTATTGTGTAAAGTTCGCGCTTGTCGCTACCGCTGTTGTTTGTCTGCCCTTTGCCCGGCACTGAACCGACGAGATTGCTATGCACTCGCATTGTAAAGCAGAACATATTCACGGCCTCCTGTATGTCGGTACTCCAATCGCCACCCTCCTTGTCATCATCTACCTTTGTTATCACAACATCGTGCTGTTCGTCGCCATTGGGATTTGTGTAGAATGTGGAGAACCACGCTTTGCCGGCATTCTCTGCACCCGTTAAGAAGTCCAAGATGTTCTGCTTCTCCTTTACGACACGTTCCTTTTGCTTCAAGCGGTCTGTAATACCCTCCGCTTTGAATATGCCTTCCCAATACTTATTGGATATTTCGATGTGGTACTTTATGGGTGCGGAGTTCTTCAGTTTCGCTTCCTTTGCCATACCTATAAGGGATTTGATGTTATACCACTTACCTTTGAACAGAGCTGCATAGTACGGTATGGGGTAATATGTGCTGTCGGGAGTAGGCACACGGGTAACGATAGCGAATTTGCGTGTCTTCTCTTTCCTTGCCAGCCTCTCCTGCAAGTCCGTCCATGGCGAAGCGGTGTCGAGCAGTGTTATTACCTCTATATCCTCTTTCTGCACCGTACCACGCCAATTTGCATAGAGCACCTTTTCTATTTTCCCCTGCTTGTTGGCCGGGGTGAAGCGGCAGTAACAGGCCTCTTTCCTTGCAAGGCGCACAACCTTATTGCCCTCTGCATTCAGTATTATCACCGACACGCAGAAAGCAAAGTGCTTGAAGTCCTGACAGACTCCAAGATAGTAGCCGGCAAT